ATCATCACAGTGGACGCACACGATGGTGGACAAGGTCAGTCACTCCACTGTGCGTATTCCATACCGGATAACACGCGAGCCTACTTGGTTCACTTGTATTACAATGCAGACACGACCAAGACGAACGACATTCACTTGAGAGTGGCAGATGAGATCGACGTAGTCGCAGCACCGTTTGGTGCAACACGAACCATCATTGAGTTCGAGGGCGTGGTTCGAGAAGTACAGTACGTTCCGGTCACGCCAATTTTGCTCAACAAACCAGGAATTGACAATCCATTCGACGTGTGGATAGCGGGACACGTATCTGCTGGTACGTCGGTCATTTCGGCACGGATGCAATTACTACTCGAAAGCACCGATGGGTCGTTCTAAGCACCTTTAGCTCAGCAGGCAGAGCAGGAGTTTTGTAAACTCCAGGTCGTCAGTTCGATTCTGACAGGGTGCTCTGAAGAAAGTAAATAGAGAGATCAATATGGATATGCTGGAACGGTTTACACAACGGATTGCCGAAAAGATGATCGGCGAATCGCTAGTGACCTGTTCCAGGTGGGCGGAACACAAGATATGGACACCGGAACCGCATTTTGGGCCACTAAGTTTTGAGAAGTTTCCTTGGCAGAAAGAGATTCTAAACTGCCGAGAGCCGCAAGTAACCGTGCAGAAGTGTTCCCAGTCTGGGTTCAGTGTCGCAGGTCTTATCAAAACACTCTATATGGTTGACCAAGTCAGAACGGATGTTCTCTATGTACTACCGACCTCAAAGCTGGCAAGCGATTTTGCCAAAGCGAGACTCGACCAGATGGTCGCAATCTCACCCGACCTTACCGACCTATTCGTGGGATCGAACAATGTCGGTCTCAAAACAACTTCCCATCGGTCTAATATCTTCATTCGAGGATCAGTTGCGGAATCAGGACTCGTTTCAGTCCCGGTTGGAACAGCAATAGTAGACGAATGGGACAGATGCAACCAGAACGCTCTGGCATTAGTGATGAAGCGTATGGCTGCCCATGTTGAAAAACATTTATTCCTACTCAGTACGCCAACCTTACCTGAGCATGGAATCAACGTACAGTACCTACTAGGGACTCAGGAACGCTACATGTTCCCTTGTCCGTCCTGTGGCAAAAAGATTCAACTCCTTTGGGACGAGAACATCGAGATTTGCGGCGAGTCCGCAACAGATCCCGATTGCCACTTGTCGTATCTCAAATGTAACTTATGTCAAGCCAAACTTCCACACGAAACCAAAACGGAGTGGCTTGAGAAGGCGACATGGGAAGCGACACATAAAGCCCACGGGCATAGAAGTTTCCACTTGAATCAGATGTACGCTTGGGCAATGACTCCAGGCGAACTGGTCGTGGACTACTTCAAAGGTGAATCCAGCGAAGCAGCGAAGGTCGAATTTACCAACCAGATTTTAGGTGAGCCTCACCTGATGGACGGTGCTAAGGTAACTGATGAGATCATCGACAAGTGCCTGGGACCACACCGAACTGACGATCCTACACCGACCGACAGTTCACGGCAGATAGTGATGGGAGTCGATATTGGTCTCTATCTCGATATCGTGATAGCAGAATACCTGCACGACGCAGAACCTGGATACGAGCCGCATCTGAATAGCATCTGCAAGGTGCTTACGACGATCAGGCTTCCTGGGTCCGACTTTCCCATTCTGGACCGACTGATGGCAGAGTGGCAAGTTCAATACGCATGTTTGGACTTCCAACCGGAAACTGTGTTAGCAAAGGCTTTCTGCCGTCGCTTCCACAAGTTCGCTTCAGTGGTCCAATATCGTAGAGGTACTGTAGGAAACGAAGTCAAGGAAACCCTTGACGACAATAGAGTGTCAATCTTGACGGTTGACCGGACCACATTTTTAGATATGTCGCTTGGGCGGATTCACAAACAACGAACATCTCTCCCATGCAACATTTCTCATGTGTTTCGTGAGCACGTCAAGTCACTTGCCAGAACCTACGAGCTAGATGAGTTCGGCAGACCTAGAGCGATCTATGTCACGTTGAACAACCGAGCGGATCACTTGGCGCACGCTCTCACTCTGACAGAGATCGCGCACCTCCAAGCATACAACAAAGCCACTGGTCGCTCGATTCGACCCGGCGAAGACATTAACAACCTCTAGGAGACATCATGTCCAAGGATAAACCAGAGTTTAAGAAGGTGACCACAGAAGAGAAGAAGAGTCATCTGAAGGCGATGAACTACGAGCAAGTCGAAGACGAAGCCCTGATGGCGCGTCTCGAAGCCAAGGAAGAAGTCAAGGAAGCAATCGCCAAGGACGTAGTGCCAACACTGCTGGCAAACGAGTCGGTTATCGCACGAGACTACGACCGAGACGAAGCCGTCAAGGAAGAGTTGAAGTCGATGGTTGACGAGAAGGTCCGACCTAAACCTCATGGTCATTCGATGCACACCATTCAGCAACTTCGACTCAAAGACCGAAAGAAACTCAACAAAACCTGTTCCCGCTGTGGGCGACGTATGCCTCTGGCAAAGATGGACGGTGGAAAAGCCGACATCTGTGACGACTGCAAGTAGGAGCAGAAATGCCTCATCAAAAAACCTCTCTGAGTATAGCCGATATCCGGCACCCAGACTATCTCTTCAGTTCCACTGAGTGGACTGAGTGGAGGGATACGTTTCGTGGTGGGGAAGACTATCTTCAGACTTACCTGAAGAAGTTCTCCGACCGTGAGACGAACACAGACTTCGCCCGCAGGAAGGATTGCACCCCCATTCCGACTTTCGCCAAAGCGGCGATCTTGGACATCAGGAACAGCATCTTCCAACGTCTTGAGGAAATCTCTCGTATCGGCGGTAGCACGAAGTACGACAAAGCTGTAGCCGGTGAGGGTGCCGGAGTTGACCGCGAAGGCGCGTCAATGAACTCATTCATTGGCATCGACGTTTTGACTGAGTTGCTCGTAATGGGTAGGGTCGGCATCTATGTTGACGCACCAAGCAAGGTTCCCACAACTCTGGCTGAAGAGGCACGAGCGCCTTACCTGTACCACTACAGAGTTGAGGACATCTTGTCCTGGACCCTGGACAGCGAAGCAGAAGATGGCACATTCAAAGCCGTTCTGCTGCGAGATCACGCAATTGATTACAACACTGAGTTCGATGGCATCGAGTTACCGCAAGGTCGCAAGACCCGATTCCGCCTAGTGTGGAAAGACGACTTTGGAACAGTGTGGTGCCGATTCTACGACGAAGATAAGAACATCATCTTCTACGAAGACTCCATGCCTAGTGGCGAAGTAGAACTGGGCATTCCTGTAGTGCCGTTCATCATCGCCGACATTGGTGACTCCCTACTGGCTGACGTGGCAAGCTATCAGAAGGCTCTGCTCAACCTCGTCTCTGGTGACGTGAACTGGGCGTTGAAGTCCAACGTCCCATTCCTGACAATTCAGGAAGAGTTGCGAACCGTTGGTGCTCACCTCAAGAAGACTGCCGAGCAGCCAGAACCGGGCGGACAACCTGCTCAGAACAACACAGAAAAACATGGTTCAGGCACGGGTCGTTACTACGACGTTGGCATGGATCGACCTGATTACATTGCTCCTCCCACCGCTCCTCTGCTCGCCTCTATGCAGTTGCAGGAGAAGTTGGAAGACGATATCAGGAAGCTGATCAACTTGGCTGTGACAAACAAAGCCGGTTCTCGTACCGAGAGTGCGGAAGCCAAGAAGCTGTCTTCGCAAGGTCTTGAAGCTGGACTGTCCTTCATCGGCATGGTCCTCCAACAGGCTGAGCAAGCAATAGCTCGCTACTGGGGTATGTACGAGAACGTCAAGAAGCCGAAGATCGCTAAGGTCGCTTACCCTGATCGATACATCCTAAAAGAGGACCAAGAGCGAATCGACCAAGCTAAGTCAATGCTTGAACTGTCCAAGACTATTCCTGGCAACAAGGCTAAGAAAGCCATCGCCAAGATGGTGATTGACACGCTCATGTCTGGCAAGCAGCCGGTCGAAGTGATACAGGCTATCAAAGCTGAGATCGACTCGGCAGCTTACATCACCTCATTCATTGAGGATGTGATCGCTGCTCAGGAAGCAGGACTCGTAGGAAACGAGACTGCTAGCGAAGCACTTGGTTACAAGAAGGGCGAAGTCGAGAAGGCGAAGAAGGATCATGCCGACAAGCTGAAACTCATCCAGGAAGCACAGACTCCACTGACACCACCGGGTATGGAGAATCCAGCATCCAGAGGACTCCCTCAGATGGGCGAAGGCGAAGAGTCCGCTTCCGAAGAACAGAATGGAGACGACGACGATGAGTAACTATGGAACTGTCAATGACGGAAACGCTTTCTTTGACTCACGACTACACGCCTTTGACTGGGACAACGCTTCGGTTGCAGATCGCGGCAAGGCTCTCGTGCAAGCAACCGAGTTGATCGACCAGTTCGACTACGTCGGTCGCAAGTACGCTGTCCAAGTGGCAGTGGACGCACTTGGTGACGTTGACCTGGACACGGACGCAAACCGAGCTACCCTCCGTGCTGCGGAACTTAGCCAACCACTTGAATTTCCCCGTGGCTCATCTTCGACGATACCGACTGAGATTGAGACTGCGACATACTTGATCGCCAAGGCACTGCTATCTGGACGAGATCCAGACGCAGACCTGGAAGCACTGTCAACTAAGGCGACAGCTTACGGCGACATTCGGACTACATATAATCGGGATGGGAACCACCAAGAACATGTGGCTCACTTGATCCCAAGTCCACAAGCCTTTAACTTGCTTCGACCTTTCCTTCGGGAACACCATGAGTTCGACAGCAAACGGATTTAACCTACTATAGCCGTGACTGCCTGCGGCTTTTAATCAGGCGGGTACTCTTTGAAAACGAGGAATAAGGAAATGTTGAACGAATTACTTTTTGAGTTGGAACTTACTTACTTTGACAATGAGGGCGAAGGCGAAGGCGATGCAGTATCAAAAGCTGAAGCCGCAGCCGCAGCCGCAGAGAAAGCCGTCAAAGATGCCAACGCTGGCGACAGTGAGGCAAAGTTCACTCAAGAGCAGGTCAACGAGATGATGGGCAAGCGGACCAAGGCTCTCAACGAGAAGTTGACGAACCTTGAAACCACTTACACAGAACTTCTTGAGCAGACGACTCTTACCAAGACCGCACGCGAAAAGCTGCAAGCAGACCTAAAGCAGGTACAGCAAGAGATGCGGACGAAGGAACAGCAGATCGAGTTTGAGAAGAAAGAAGCCGAGAAGCGTTATGAGACCGATCTGGGAGCAGCGCACGAAGCGAAGGAATACTACCAGAACCTCTACGAGACAAGCACAATTCATCGTGCCATCTCGGACGCAGCAATGGAACATGAGGGTTTCCGAGCCGAAGACTTTATCGCCCACTTGGGTCCGAAGTCGAAGGTTGTTGAGGAAATTGATTCCAACGGAGAAAAGACAGGTCGTTTGGTTCCAAGAATCGAGTGGCAGGTCACGAACGAAGACACCAAGGAAGTGACTCTCGTTCTGAAGTCTCCAAACGAAGTTGTTGAACTGATGAAGGAGACCAACCCCAACCTGTTCAAGTCGAACGTGGCAAAGGGTGTTGGAGAAGGCACTGCGGCTGGCACACAGTCTGCTGCCGGTCCTGTCAATCAGCAACGGATTACTACTGAAGAGTTCATGAGATTGCGGAAAGATCCCGACGCACGTCGGCGCATGGGCATGACTCGATAACCCTATGGGAGGGTGATATCCCAAGGGGAGAGCGGAATCCATAACCGCTCTCCCCGCTACAAATCATGGTTGCAATCGTGCCAACGCAGCCCGAAGTCTACTGAAGACTTAAAACACAGGTCGAGTGATTCTACCGGGAGCGGGCAAACTCAAACTATTTTGTAACCTTTAACTTTTTCTCATGGAGAAAACAAATGAATCCTTTGTATCTGACTCTTGAAGTCACATGCTTTGCGAACGATAACGACGCACTGATCCCTGAGTTTTGGGCGCGTGAAGCGTTGGCTGTTCTTCAAAGCAACATGGTGATGGGTAGCCTCGTCAACCGTGACTACAACGACATGGTCGCCAACTTCGGCGATGTTGTCAACACATCCCGCCCCGCTGACTTCAGTGGTAAGCGAAAGACTGACGCTGACTCGGTTACCGAGCAGGACGCGACCAGTCCTAACATTCCAGTGCCGCTGGATCAGCACATCCACGTCACGTTCGTGATCAAAGATGGCGAAATGAGCAAGGCTCTGCCGAACCTCGTTGAGCGTTATCTTGAGCCTGCGGCTCGTGAACTGGCTGAGAAGGTTGACCAAATCCTCTGTGGACAGGTTGCCCGTCTCAACACCTACGAGGAAGGTCGTCTCGGCGAAATGGACAGCACCAATGCTGACGATTTCGTTCTCGATGCCAACACTCGTTTGGATATCAACCGCGCTCCAAAGGGCGGACGTAACTTGGTTCTTGGCCCTCGCGCCCAGAAGGCTGCTCTCGGTGCCGACTTGTTCGTCTCCGCTGAGAAGCGTGGCGATGAAGGCACTGCCCTTCGCACAGCGAGCCTTGGCTCGGTGTACGGTCTGGACAGCTTCATGGACCAGAACGTGTCCTACAGTGCTGTTGCTGACGCTGATGTCGCAACCGGTGCTGTGGATGCTCTCGAAGCCGCTGGTGCGACTGTTGTCGAAACCGACCTCAGCCATGCCGCTGTTGTAGTTGGCGAATACGTCGTGTTTGAGGGCGAAGGCAAGCCTTACCGGGTTGCATCTTCGGCTGATGGTGGTGGTGACACTGCCAACCTGACACTGACGGAAGGTCTTCGTGACCCCGTTGCTGCTGCTGCTGTTGCGACCATTTATCGTGCTGCGGCTGTCAACTTGACTGCTGGTTATGCTGCTGGATACTCGAAAGAGATCGCTCTTGACGGATTCACCTCCGGTAAAGAGATGCAGGTTGGTCAGTGGATCACGTTCGGTACTGGTGCGTCCTCGCACACGTACACCGTGATTGCCACAGACAACACGACCGCGACTGAGTCCAGCGTTCTGTTGGATCGTCCTCTGTCCGCCGCTTTGGCGAACAACGACGTTTGCTTCCCCGGTCCTGCCGGTGGAATGAACCTTGCCTTCACACGCGATGCGATGACTTTGGTCAATCGTCCGCTCGTGATGGTTCCAGCAGACACTGGTGCTCGTAGCTTCGTCGCCTCTTACGAGGGTCTGTCGATGCGTGTGACCATGCAGTACGATTCGACCGTGCAGGGAATGCGAGTCACTTTTGACTTGCTCTGCGGTGTCGCCGTTCTGGATGACCGTCTGGCTGTTGCTCTCTACAGCTAGTCTGTAGTCTGTTAAACCCCAACCCCCGCCCCTCACTTCGAGGGGTGGGGTCTTTTTCATACGAGGAAAACATGTCAATCAAATCAGTAGAACAAGCGAGGGTAGTCACAGGCTATCACCAACACGCTGCTGGAACCATCGACACTGCCGCTCCTGTTAAGGGGACTGGCTCAGTGGTGATGATCCAAGCTGAGGCGGTCAATGTGCGATATCGTGCAGACGGTGTCAATCCGACCACTACAGTTGGTATGCTTCTTGCCGCTGGCGAATGCCACGTCCTGAATGTGGGCGAAGGCAACATCTCGAACATCAAAGTGATCGGAGTGGCAAACAATGCCATTCTTAACGTAACGGCTTACCGCTAATGTCTCTGGGATGCGGACCTAGTCTGAATACGCATACGCACTGCGGAGGGTTTGACCCATCTTCGCCAGTGCCTACGAAGTCGTTGATTGATTACTTAGTCATCGACCAAACCGTATCTCTAGCAGGCTCCATCTACAATCTCATCATGGAAGATGATGTTTCGCTCTCGCAAGAGTTCTCAGACTTTTAC